GAAGGTTAGGTTAGGGTCCTTAAGCCATTCCCAGCTGGCTAGACAAGCGGTAATGGTAGACTTACCAGTACCTCGTCCTGCAGCTATAATGGCATCTGAGGGACCTTCTTGAATCTCTCGGGCTAGTTCATACTGAATTTTGGTAGGCTCCCCAAGGCCAAGATGCTTAAAGCAAAAGTACAAGTGGTTTCTAAAATCATCAATAACTTCTTGGGGAACCTTCATCAGTATGCTGCTTTCTTAATCTTGAATGGTACGGCATCCTTCATGGCTGCTTCGACTGCTTCTATAGTTTCGTTAGGAATGGTATTAACCTTATCCTTGTGATCGCTAAGGATACCGCGTACAACGGTGTAAAGTCCTGGTGTACGGCGGTCTGGATCGTTTAGGTCGCTGATTAGACAGTCTAACAGCTTCTCCTGCATGTCATTTAACTTTTCTTTCATATTAATTCTCCTTAATTAGTGGTGCAATTTCACTGACGTAAGATGGTGGAACACAGTACCAACCCTCAGGAATGGTGACGGGGGCTGCTGATAAATGCCATTCCTGATTCTGTAATGTATAAATCCAAACCTTACAGTTGGGTCCCAGTCTGATTGGGCTTCCCTCCTGCACCAACACTGTTCTGCTGCCGCATCCATTCATCAATCCTAGAACCAGCGCGACGAAGACGAGGTATATCCACAGTGGAATCCACAGCCATCCTGCCTTGCTCAATCCTCTTAGAAAGATATTCAAACAATGCGAAAGCAATTGCCATAATGATTCTATCAAGCATTGGTTCATGGAGCTGGGGTTTCTGCTGAATTCTTAGCATCCTTAGCTAGAACTAGACCAATACCAGCAATGACTGCGGCTACGGCTGTAGTAAAGTCAGCAGTGGTAGCTGGATCACCATCAAACATAGCGGTGAGAACACCACCTACTGCAACGAGAATAGCACCAATACCAGCAATAGTTGTATTACGATTATTCATAGTTTTTTCCTTTCGAGTTCAATTACTCTTTGTTTTAAATCATCCAGCATTGCACCATGCTTTGCGTCATTGGATGATACCTGAATCTGGGCTTTTACCAAATCTTGAACAATTGTTTTTAGTTCTGTTAGATCTTTGTCTGTTTTATCTATAAGTTGGGATCGTTTGCCAATGTCAATAAAGAAGCCACCAACACCAGCGGCTAAAACAAATAACTGTAGAATTTGTATTAAATCTTGTTTTTTCTCCTGTGGCATAGATGTATTCCTTGATTTTAAGCACTGGTATTCCATAGACCCCCGGCATTTACCAATGAAGTAGTTCCATCGGTATTTAAAATAGACATACGAATCCAAAGGTTACTTGGAATTCCTAAACGAGTAAACTTTACAGCACATTCGTTACGGCCAGCAACAGCTATTTCTTTGGCATTATAAGTGTTAGCACTTATATTATCTATTCCGACACCGTAATCAGTACCTTGAGGAGATGTAAATAAATCATTTTCTAGGTAAAATGTCCAAGGTCCTAGGTCTTTATCTACATCTACAGCACCAGACCCATTTTCATAAACCAATGGTTGTCCAGTAATAGGAGCACGGAATACTTTGGCATATCCAATTGCCTTTAATCTTGGTACACTTATACATAGATTTACAACATATTGCCTGTCTCCAGATGTTCCAGTTTTGTATTCAAAGTGTTCACTTTGAACAAAAACCTTAACATCATTTTTATTTAGTCGAGATCGTGCTCTTTGAATTTCCAGTGGTGTTGCGTTTTTACGATAAATTTCGGATAACGTACCATTAGATGTGCTTGTTAGTGCATTATTTGGATGCTCATTAAAACCATGTTCAAGTATAATTGCACTAGAAATAGTTGCTGATCCTGCTTTATTAAACACACTAAATAATTCATCTTTTATTACAACCCTAAATACATATTCATCTCTAGGATCAGGAACAAAGTTAGAAGCAGTAGAGAATACGTTATTGCTATCTAAATTAAAGTAATGAGTACCAATTGTACCAGATAAAGACCCAGCATTTCCTGTTTTAGTATACCAATTAGGTCGGTATAACCAAGGCGAAACATTAGATTTATTTAACTCATCTGGAGTTCCACTAGTAGCAATATCATTTCCATGAGTTATTGTGGTTTCTAGTTCAATTGATCTTAATGTATCCGTTGGTCCAACATTTTGAACATACCAATCAATATCGGCTTCATTGTATTTATAGAGACTTGGATTACTGTCCCAAGCTTTACACCAATTTCCCCAGAACGAGTTGGATTTATAAATACTTCCCATACCCGCTTCAGATAGTGTACTTTGTGTTGTTAAAGTAGCAGGGTACAATAAATCCCCAGAGCCGTTAAATCTTACATCTTGTGAAAACGTACTTCCGTTTGGTTCAGTAGTTCCAATATTTGTAATTGGCCAAGTATTACCTCCAGTATTTAAAGTTGTAGTATAACTTGGGTGAAAAGCCATTGCAAGTTTATTATAATATACCATTTGCTTAGGTATTTTAAACAAACAGTTTTGGGCAAGATCAGATGATTCTAATCTTTTATATGAAACATCTTCAATTCCTAGATAATCAGCATTTAGTAAATGTGCCTTGCTTAATCTAGAGTTATAATCCTGGTGTAAATTACTTGATGTAGCTGATAATCCCGCCCTTGCTCCAGCAAAAGCATAGTCTCTTAGTGCTGTAAGGTATTCATCCCGATAAGTAGGACTTATTGGCGTTGTCATGTTTATTAGATTGATGTTAGATGTAGTTGTAAATGTAGTTGCAGTGTGCGTAACTGGTATATTACACCAAGCGGTTGTATAGCATTCTGGAACATTCAAATAAAACCCACTAGCTTTAATCCCTTTTCCGTAAAGCTTTGAAATCCTTGTTCCATTGTCTACAGAAAAATATGCATTTTGCTTATATAGTAAAGACCCGGATGTGGTAACACCGTGATATTCCAAACTATCTATTGATGTCCACATGCTAGCGTGATAGAGTTCATGTGGCGAATCCCAAAAAGCAATCTTAAAATTAGTTAATGCTTCACTTGTAGTACCATCTACAATAGTTGCTGTTGATTCCATATTTCTAGCTAAATTCCAATATAACTGAACTTTAACTGGATTAGCTAAGCTTGCAGCAAAATTATTAATTTGCGTATTTACATTGTTAAAGAATGCTACAGGATCTTGTTCAGAAGGAATTATTTTTTTTAGGATATGATAAACTGTTGGAGCATGTGTTAAAACATATTCATTAGATTCATTTTTAAATATATCTAGTGCTGCTGGTGCACTAATTGCTGTTTCACCGTTAGAATAAGATTGATCTGTATTATTTCCTTGTCGATTATAGAAAGTAAAGTCTTTAAACTTTAAATTATTTGCTCTAATATCTACACTTGGTAGATAATTTTTCCATTTGGAAACTAAACTATCGTATACTAAGATATGTGTATCTTCAGCATTAGTAATAATTACATCTTGTAAATTATCAATAAGTCCACCGATGGTACCAGCTTCAAACTTAGTTCCATTCCAAACTAGACTATAGCCATTACTTACTCCAGTAAGATCAAAACGAACAGGACCACCTAAGTTTTCTCCACCTTGAATAACAAATCCATTAGTAACGAAGTTTACTGGGGTCCAATACGTTGCATTTGGCGGTGTTTGATTAGTGTGAGCTTGGATGCATTGATAAACTACATTGCTTGATGTAACGTAGTTACCAACAACATAGGCTGTACCTGAGTTCCATGCTACAACATTAGCCGCTACTGGATAGTAATGATTATTGACTGAACCAACCCATTCTTTTTCTTGACCTAGGAATAATAATTGATACAAAGACCCATTTAATTGTCCTGCGGTAATCTTAGCTCCATCTACAAACTCAAATAACATCTTGTCATTTGGGGTGCATCTTCTAACTACTACCTGACCAGAAGCTGGTGCATTGATAAGATTGATTGTTTCTAATTGTACGTTTACAGTATAGTCAATGTCCAAGGTAAGTTTGGTTTCGGCAGCCCCTGCACTTGCTCTTGTGTAGACACACAATTGATCTTCTGCTGGGATCTCGCACATTCTTGCAATAGCAGCAAATGAATAAGTAGATCCAACTGAATATACTTTTTCGACTGCCCACTGCCCAGCATTAGGCGAATAGTAAATAGGCTCACTGGATGAATAGTTATAGCAGGGCATTGGTTCTCCTTATTCAATACTTGTATTCAATCTTCTAAAGTTACAAGCTAGTTCAATATTTGAAATATTACATGGTGTTGGATATGCAGATTGTATGTAGATCTTGCAAGCTTCCGAGTAAGATAGGATCTTAACTAGGTGCTCACCTACGCTGTCGATCTTTAGTTGATCGTTTCTAGATAACAAGCTATTAATATCCGTGGGATAGAATGTAACCTTTTCGTCAATCCTACCTCTTCGGTTTACTATGATATCGTAAGAACCTGAATTATAATGTCTAAAGGTTGCCTTCTTGATGTTAAGGACACCTTCATAAACAGTTGATGGATCATCAGAACTACGTTGAACCTGTTGAGATAATTCAATATTCATTAAATAAGAATGACCTACATATACAGGATTAGCTGTATAATTACCCGTTACAATAACTTGGGTTTTTACAATACCACCATCTGTAATAGTATTTAAAGAAACAGGATTAATTTTTATAGTAGTATAAGCTTGTGTACCCCAAGCAGGACCTAAAACCAAGTAATTTATTTCTGGATCATAGTGTGGCAACAAGAAAGTTGTAGCATTGTTAACTGAAGAATAAGTTGCAGCTGAAGTTGGAAGCAAAGTAAGCCAATCTAACATAGGCGTACTTACAGATACGGTTTCTAAAGAAGTATAATAGACTACCAGTTTATTTACATTTGGCGTTCCTGAGTAACGTTTAGAAACGGTATAAAGATCTTTTTCATAGGCTTTCAGACTTAAGATATTATCATTATTAGATAAGATCCACCTATAGTATGCGTTTTGAATGATTTTTTCACCATTGGTTCTAAAGGTAAAGAAGTAAACATTATTTGTATCATTTGCATCTACAAACATTATTGAATTGGTTGCAGAGTTAGTTGTAATTGCACCAAAATTTGTTGGGATGTATCCCTTACAGTGAGTACTCATATCCATAGAAGTTGAAAATTCATCATTAAATGCACTACCGCTAAGGTACATATACAATCTACCAGAATCCATAAAGAAGATATTATTACCCATCTTTTGTGGTTCGACAAGTTTGGATGTACTGTAGAACGACGTAGGACGTAGTTCAACATTGAAAGCCGAGATACCAGTATCAATAGAACCACCTCTAATTTCAAACTGTACTGAACCAGAGCTAGCTACAAACATAATTGTCTGGAATGGGACAATATAGCTTAGTTTGTTATAAGCACCTATGGTTGATTGGATATCAATAGGATCTGTTTCTACGATGTTTTGGACATCATCAATCCAGAAATTATAAAAACTATTGGTTCTTGATGCCAATAAGGTACTGTCTGTAGCAATCCATAATCTATTTTTCCAGAAGGCTACTGATTGTACCTTTTCTTTTCTTTCTAAAGCTTTAGGACCTGGGTTGCTAAGGGCAGTTCCAGCTCGTCTAGGAAGCAATGGCATATGCTTTACGCGCCACTTGCCATCTGTAGCTGTGTCTTTGTAAATGATAATTGGGAATCGTCTATGGTCAAATACCGAATTAGCTTCTTCTGTTCTTAATCTTTCAAAATATGGATTTTTACCATACCTTGTAGCTCTATAGAAAGATGGGGGGAAAGTTAGGTAAGGATTCCTAGCATAGTAAACCTTGCCAAATCCATTATATGTTGTTTGACCATCTCTATCTACTTTTGGAAGTGGAGAAGATTGGTGGTAATGGTCTTTACCAAAGTCTATACTTCCACCAACAATTGGTATAATTCTAGGATTATCATAATAATGGTTAATCATTCTTTGTGCTTTATATCCATTAGCATCTTGAACATCAGCTTGAACTTCTGTAGCAGGATACTGAGGGATTAGACTAAAATCATTTAAACTTTGTCCTCTTTCTTCCTCTTCCTGTGTTTGTGAATTAACATAGAATTCAATGTCATCCCTAACGTTTTTCCAATATAAAGTAAGTTGATTAATATCATCTTCATAACTTGGATTTGGAGAACTCGGAGCAACAGTTACTTTATAGTTGACTACATCTCCAGAATGAATATATTCATTTGTAGCTTGAGATGAAATCCAACTATTGGCAGCAACTAATTCTTTGGAACCGTTGTCAGGTAGGTAATCCAATGGAATTAGTTTATTCCACAATAACAATCCAACATCAAGATCAATGGATCCAAATGTATCTTTAATTGACGTAGGAGCTAGTGAATAGGTTTGATTAGCTACTCTATATGTAGCTGTTACGTTTTTATTACCAAATGTCAAATACTCAAATACACTGCGTGTAAAGCCACTTGTGTTTCCAACAACACCAGCTACAATATCAACGGTTTCTTCAATCCATTCAGTTGGTTCAATCCTAAATACCGTAATAAATGTATTTAAATTAATTGTAACAGCAGAACCACCTTGTGGTGTATATGTATATACTTTTGTTACACTTGGATCAAAAGTATAAGCTGCTCTGTTGATAATAATACAATAACGATTATATCCATCAATATCTAAATAATGGAAATAAAGATTATCTGGGTTAAAATTAGTAGACTCCCCAGTTAAAAAGGTAGTTGGGGGGTCTACATAATTTAGTGGCAAGTAGGAACCTTGTGGAGCTCCATTCTTTGTATACGCAATTTGTGTCATTGGAGGTCGCTTTTCGACAGACTTCTCAAGTGATACCAAGCAGTTGTCTAGATTCTCCGCTTCACTAATTAAGCGTTTTGTTGGTGCTTGGCGGCCTACGCCACCACTCAGGGTATTAATTGGAAGTCTTGTAAAAGCCATTAGAACCTCGTTCTTGTAAAGTATGGATCATTACTTAGGATACCTCTGCGGTCTACGGCTGCTCTTGTGCCATAATCTCCCAATAGTATTGATCTATTTTTCTTGAAAATGTCCGCTGCGCGTCCACGGGCTATATGATATTGTTCTCGTACAGCAAGTCTCTTGTCTACATCCAAATCACCTTGAGTGATGAGTTGGTATTCTCTTGCTGCCGATTCCATGATACCTCGTTGCAAAGCCGAGTCAATATCGTCCCAACCATAATAAGAAGCAGCGTTACCTAGGGTAACGATAACTTCAATATCCAACTCCTTATCAAACACATCTGTCTGCTTTGTTATATTGAAAAGCACAGGTCCGCTATTTGTGGACTTTAATGTAGTTTGGATCACCTCCCCCGTCGTAGGATCAAATAGGGGTTCTACGACCTGAGCATAACAAGCATTGGACGGTAAGATAATCTTACCATTGACATCTGGAGTGATGGTTGTAATGTATCTGTTGTTTGCAATACCTCTCATTACCATTGCCTTGATTGTTTGATTTAAAATGAACTGGGCAACACTGGTGTCTACCCCAGCATCAGCCGTTAAATCAGAAATCAAGTGCTCTCCCGAGGACAACAGCATATGATTAATAGCATCAGTATAACTGTAAAGTCCCATTACTTAGTTCCTTTCTTCCCGTAGGGAACCAGCTTGTTAAGAAATTCTTGGCGTTTCTGGCAACCACAACCTTCTGTTTTTTTGAAACCAAGTTTGTTAGCAACCTTAGCTACCGTATCGCCAAGACCTGTAGACCGTGAAGGATTCACGGTAGATGAATTTGAAATTGGATTAAATGGTTTCATAACTCTCCTTGCGAAAAAAATACCTAGGGGATCTTTCGACCCCCTAGGTACAAATACCAAAATGTGATTAGCTAACGCTAAGATTAATTAGTCTCAAGACCCTGAATTGCGCCGCAGAGTTCTGGACGAAGAATACCAGCACCAGCCATGATGGAGCTTACAGTGAAGAATGTACCTCTACGGACATCCTTGACTGTTTCAACCTTCATACCCTGTAAACGCAATGAACATACGGCTGAGCGTTGCCAAATAAGAGCCTTAATTGGAGCAAAGTCATCGTTTAGTGTGTGAGCAGTAGAAACGCTAGCACCAGAAATATTGTCTTTAGTAAATGCACCAGCGTTGCTAGTTGGATCCCAGTTCTCTTGTTTGCTGGCATTCCAGTCAAAGTTATACTTTTGATCACCAAGTGATGCAAGAATACCAACCTTATCAGCAACGTTGCTAATTAAACCAGTGCTAGCAAAGGTTGGAGCACGATCAACATTGCTATTAGCACCAGACTTAACAACATAACCTTGTAGTTGTTGTAAGTGATTGCTCTTAACAATCTTAATACCCATGTACTCAAGGCTTTCGGTAATGCCGAACATACCTTGTGTAAGTGGAGCACCAAGACCACCAGCTTCGGCTACGCCACCGAAGAATGGACGACCAGCACCACCGACAAGGCCAGTAGCATCACGGGCAATACCAAGTGCACGGATGTCATGGAAGGCTTGTGGAGTAACGGCGCAGTATACTTCACCTAGGGTTGCGTCAATTTCAGAAAGACGAACCATATAACGCTCTAGATAATCAAGAAGAAGAAGTGCAGCATCAGTACGTTGAGTCTGATTTGAAGCACGATTTCCAAGGTGATTAAATGCGGCGTTTGGTGGAAGTGTAGCAGTACCACCAGCTGCGGCTGGACGATTCATACCAGTGTAATCAGTATTAAATGGATTACGATTTGGTAAGAATGCGGCTTGAGCAATCATGCAAGCAATTTGCTTGTCACGAATGTAGCTGAGTTGAAGACCAGCTTGACGGGCTAATTCAGCTCTGTAGTCCCATTGGGTAAGCATGAGGTGAATATCGTCAAGTTCAAAGAAAGCAGCCATTGGGCGTTGGTCGAGAGAAATGTCGAACCAACCTGGAGTTGAAATACCAGTGTTACCTAGTAGTTCTTCACCAGCTTGCCAAATGCCTTTGTGACCAACGGTTCCTGTAATTGGGAAACGCTTGGTTGTACCTGATTCAATGGTTTCAGTAGTAACCATTGGCTCAAACATGTTGTATTGATCATAAGCATTGATTACTTCACCTGACCAAATAGGAAGCCAGTATGATGGATCAGTAGCGCCTGAAACCGAAGGAATGCTATTTCCGCTAGCAGCTTGACCACCTTTAGGCCAGCCACCATGACCATCCATATTTCCAGCATTGCCTACGTTAATAGTAGGATAACCTGAATCAATTGGGAATAAATTATTAATGTTCTCTGGCATGTTTGTTTCTCCTTATATAGAAACTCTCTATTTATTTTAAACTTTAAACGAAGGAGAAACCTTTAATTGTTCCGTGTCCTAGTAAGAAATATAAATAAAATTTTCTTACAGGATTATACGGAGTTAACGATTTCTATAACCATACTTTGATGTATTAACAACCAATGCTTCTACTGCTTGGCGATATTTTGCATCTAAACGAAATCTTGGATCTCGTAAAGCAGCTTGTTGTTCAGCTTGGTTTTTAAACACCTGTACGGATTGTGGAACCTGTGAGGGGTTGACCCGATTATCCATTGGCTTGGGTTCCTGTGAAGGGGCCTTTGGTGGGTTTTGTTGCTCAAAGCGTGCCCTGAGTCCTAGGAGGACATTCTTATAGGCATTA